CTGGTGGTACAACTTAGATCCAGGTGGCTTACCAGCTGGTCAAAGACTCGGACGTCTACTCGGTGCCCAGACTGATGCTTCTGTTATGAACACTTTAGGTAACGCTCTTTATGGACAAACAGAAAGAGTTGCTAAGTCTGAACTAGCACGTCAAGCCGCTGCATATCAGCTTAAAGCTAATGTTGATCAGGCTAGAGATATGGCTCTTAATTCTCAGACTGCTGGACTCAATATTGGTCAGAATGCTGCACAGAGTATGGGCGATGCAATGTCTAATAGAAGTACGTTTAGGTACATTTAAATGGCCAAGAATCCCCTAGAGCTAGGGATAGTAAAGGATCTCTTTAATATGGATATCGGTGGGGGGATGGATACCTCCACTGGGAATCGGAATGTCAATTTGAATAAAGAATTAATTTTCAATTCAAAATATGATAAGACTGGACCTCGACTTCAATATGAAGATGACCCAGAAGGTCTTGTATATGATCACAAGAGAGGACAATATGTTAAAAAAGGAGCCCCTACAGGAATATGGGGACAATTAATGCAGGCAGCAGATTGGGTAATCCCTGGACGAAGAACAGATTGGGATATGGCAGGGCATATTAGCCCTTATGGGACACCTCCAGAAGCAGGTACATTAGGTGGGCAACGTGTACAAATAAAGCCAATTATTGCGAATCCTGAATACAATCCGAATACAGCTCAAACACAGCAAAGCCCAGTACCTGGGATGTCTATGAGTCAGTATTATAAAAATGTAGCTTTACAGGATGCTTATACTGGATGGAGAGATACCAGGTTATTAAATACAAGATTAGGTCAGGCATCAGGATTTTTGAAGGATGCTAATTATTTTGCTTCTGAAATAGATAAAAAAATACTAGCTGATGCCGCTGCATCAGCTTTAGGACAGTCAAGATTAAGAACTGAGGCTGCACACCAAGCGGCCATACCACGGTTTGCAAAAGCAGCGCTTATTGAAGCAAGAGCTAAATCACAAGATGCAGCTAATACGTTTGGTGAGTTAGGTCTTAAGAGAACTTACTTTAGTTAACTTAACCGTTGGTAGAATCTAAATACTGTTAATTAATAAGTTTTAAACAATGGCTGACGATCCAGGTGGCGTTAAGGCTGCAGAAGCCGCTAATAAAAAGGCTAATAAAGAATGGCAGATTGACGGTCGTAAATATACCGTTGACCAAGAGACGACAAATCAGCTCGTATTAGACGAAGCTGCAGCTGCTCAGACAAGAGCAAATATGAAGTCGGCAGCTGATCAGGATATGGTCCTGAAAAGTTATTTTGTAAATGAAGAAAAAGGTGTAGCTCGATTAGGGTCTGATTTAAAGAGAGCAGAGTTTGAAACTGTTGGTCAACAGGATCGTTTAAAAGAAGGTGTTGTTGGTTTAGAAAGACGGAAGGCGTTAGAAACTGAAGGAGCTGAAACACGAGAAACTGCTGGAGTCGTTGGTAAGCAGACTCGTTTAACTGAAACCACAAAAGGTCAACAGGAACGACTTACTCAGCAAGAAGGATTAAAGGAAAGTGGTAGGCAGCAACGAGAGACTCAATCTGAGCGTTATTCAGGAGAAAGAGGTTTAGAACGAGAACGTGGATCAGAAGCACGAGCATTGGCCGGTAAAACCGCACAAGAGGCTCGTGAAACTCAAGCTGAGCGTTATCAGGGGGAAAGAGGACTTATCAGCACTGGTGGTCAAGAGCAACGAAAGACACAGGCTGAACGTTATTCGGGAGAAAGAGCATTAGCAGGAACTAAAGGTCAAGAAGCTAGAGAGACACAGTCAGAGCGTTATGCCGGAGAGAGAGGCCTTGCTGCTGCAACTGGAGCACAGACTCGTGAAACTCAATCTGAGCGTTATGCCGGAGAGAGGGGCCTTGCTGCTGCAACTGGAGCACAGCAACGAGAAACTCAATCTGAGCGTTATGCAGGTGAAAGAGGTCTTGCTGCTGCAACTGGAGCACAGACTCGTGAAACTCAAGCTGAGCGTTATGCCGGAGAGAGAGGCCTTGTTGAAACCGGTGGTAAGCAACAGAGGGAAACTCAAGCTGAGCGTTATGCAGGTGAAAGAGGCCTTGCTGCTGCAACTGGAGCACAGACTCGTGAAACTCAAGCTGAAAAGTTTGCTGGAGAGAGAGCTAGTATTTCTAGAGGTGCTCAAGAAGGACGGGAAACTCAAGCTGAAAAGTTTGCTGGAGAGAGGGCTAGTATTTCTAGAGGTGCTCAAGAAGGCCGGGAAACTCAAGCTGAAAAGTTTGCTGGAGAGAGAGCTAGTATTTCTAGAGGTGCTCAAGAAGGACGGGAAACTCAAGCTGAGCGATATGCCGGAGAGAGATCTCTTGTAGGTGCTGGTGGAGCTGAGACTCGACAAACACAGGCTGAGAAATTTACAGGGGAAAGAGGATTACAAAGAGTGTTAGGGGAAGAATCACGTAAATCGCTTAGAACTGGTGGATCAGAAACACGATTAACTGAGCAGACTAGAGGTGAACAAGGTAGAGCATTAGAAAGAACTCGTGGGTCAGAGACTCGTCGTACAGATTTGCAAAGAGAGTCATTCCGTCGTTATAAGGAGAATAGGGATTATAGTCAGGCTCGCGCTGGCTCTAGAGTATGACCGAATGGCTTAAAGTCTTAACCGTTAAAGATCGGGAAGCTTTTCTAGCCTTTTGTAAACAAACTAAGAGCCCAATTCAAATGTATTTGTATTCCCGATTTTTAGGGTTTGCAGGTACTATCGTTCAATGCGATAAATGGGCTCAAAGAAAATTCAAAAGGCGTAACTTCAATGAGGTATTGGAAACTGAAATTGACTCGATGCAGCAAGATATTTCTAACTTAAGAGATGGTATTCAAATGGGTATGGTGAAACAAGATATGGGTACTGCCAGAATTGCAATGCTTCAGAAAGAATTGAGAGGAACAATTAAACAGCTCAGTGATGAGAAGGTCTTACTTGATAAACAAGGTTTGATTCTTGCTGGTGCGGATAGAGCTTTAAGGGAGATGCTATCTATATTTAGAGATGATCCTATTGAAGGTCCTTTAACAGAGGCATCAATGGGAGTATGGACAAAGATTTTACAAGAAGAATCTTAGAAATAACTACGCTATGCTACGCCAATGGCAGGCACAAGTATTTATAGCGTTTATCGACGTACTGCGAGAGCAGCTGCTAAACAACAGGTAGTTAGGAAGACTTCTACTGTTGATATTGATAGAGCTCGTGAAGACTTTGCATATTTCTGTGATGTAGTTGGTAATAAACCTCCAGCTGAACATCACAGACAGTGGCACAAATATCTATGTACAGGGGAGAGTAGTGGTTGTTTGATTGGTATTGCCGGTCCAAATATTGATATTCTTGCGCCACGGGGTTCTGCGAAATCAACAGTTTTAGGTTTATTTACAGCTTGGTCAATTGGTGTACATGCTTTAAGGCGAATGCCATTAAAGATTTTATATATTTCATATACAGTTGATGTTGCTAGACCAAAGAGTGCTGCGATTAAAAGGATTATTGAAGAAAACAAAATTTATAAAGAGATCTTTCCCACAGTAAAAATTGCTAAAGGAATTAATTCAAATGAGTATTGGAGTATTGATTGGAAATTTGCAGGTATTAGATCGACTGGTGAAGAAGAGTTTAGTGTTTGTTGTGCTGGTCTAAAGGGTGCTGTTACTTCAAAACGTTCACATCTATGTATTATTGATGACGCAATTAAAAGTGCAGATGATATAAAGAACAGGGATATTCGTCAAGCAATGGAGGATAACTGGAATGCTGTCATTGTTCCAACGATGTTTGAAGGTGGTAGAGCAGTTTGTCTCGGAACTCGTTTTCGCCATGATGACATTCATAACAGCACTTTCACTCCTGCGAATGATTGGGTGCAAATTATTCAGTCTGCTATTACAGTGGATGAACAAGGAGAGGAAATATCTTATTGGCCAGCTATGTGGTCCTTGGACTACCTTCGTGACCGCAGGAGACAAGCGCCGGTTGCTTTTAGTTTTCAGTATCAGAATCAGATTGTTCAAACTAGTGAACTATCTCTTTCACCTGATTTGATTGTTAGAGGAGGTATTGCTACACAATTTGATGCTATGGGTGTAGGAGTTGATTTATCAGCTGGTGTACGAGAACAAAATGACTTTACTGTTTTTGTGATGGGTGGACGTATTGGAAACAAGATTCATATTATTGATTGTAAGAGATTGAGGATTATGGGGAATTTGGAGAAGTTAGAAAGTCTTATGGAAATGATGGAGGAGTGGGGAGTTATTCATGGAGAAGGGAAGAATTATTTTGCTACTGGTAATTCAGTTCATATTTGGTCAGAAGCTGTTGCGTACCAGGCTTCTTTAGAGGCTGATTTTAAACGAATATGTCAGGGAGAGCATGGTTTATATAATATGATCTGGCATGCAGTCAAAGGATTTCGCGGGGATAAAGTTGCTCGCTTTAGGGGGATTATGGGTCTATTTGAACAGAGGAGAATTACTTTTAATAAGTATCGAAAGTTCACTCATTTGACAGATGAGATTGTCAATTTTGGTGTTAGTTCTCATGATGACTGTGTGGACGCCTTGGTATGGCTATGCAATGGATTAATGTCTAAAGGAAAACTAGAGTTAGAGTATTGACGATTTAAACTGGAAAGACCACCTTCCAATGTCAAACAGCTATTACAACTTAGAAATCGAACAGGACGCTTATGGTTCTGTCGTTATCCCACTTCCTGATGAACTTTGTCACGATATGGCGCTTCAGCCGAGTGAACGATTTGATGTTGAAGTTGAGGGTGACGTGATTACTCTAAAACGATTACATGCTGGCTACAACATTGACCAATAGACAACTTGTTAAAAACTCATGAGTGATACTGCTGTTAAATCTGAACTTGACACTATTCTTAAGGCGGTAGTTAATCGTGATGGGAGTGGGTCAGCTGACACGATGTTAGTCAATGCTCATCTGTCTCAGATGAAGATGTTTGGAATACGTCAAGGCGTTGAGTTTTATCCTGATCAAGATAACTTTGGTACACAAAGATTTGATTTTATTCAACAGGTTATAAAGTTTAATAAATTAGATGCTCGACTCGATTCAATGTGGGATCGTTTCTTAGCTTATGGAAAAGGTCTTTTTTATATTCGACCAACACAAAAAACTTATCGCCTTTATTGGTTTGATAAAGATTCTTATCGCACTTATTATTCTCCAGAAGGTGATTTAGAAGAAGTCATTATCATATATCCCTATAAGGTTAAGTCCTCTAAGGGGTTCAAGGGTGCAGGTTTAAATACAGATAAACGCTACATGCGTTTGCGTATTACTCCAGAAGAGATTGAAGAGTTTCATAGTGAACAAGAGATAACTTTTGATAATGAAAATTTAGAATATGCAACTTTTGATAAGAAGACTCACGATAACACTATGGAGTTTATCCCATGTGTAGAAGTCTTTAATAATCCAGACGCTTTTGGTACTGAGGGTGCTGGTGAATTTGAGTGGTTATCAAGTCAGATACTTGCTCATGATGAGATGGTGAAGAACATTCGGGCAAACCTTTCATTCTTTGGTAATCCAACTTTACTTTCTTCTCGTCCTAAGCAAGATATTATTGAACAGAATTCAGATGATGCTGCTCAGAGACCAAGTATTTCTAGTCAATCTGGATTCCAATCAGACTTCAGTTTGTCGAGTTCTACTTTTAAACAAGACCCTTCGAGTAGACAGCAACCAGGTTATATAGGTAAGCCTGGTAGTGGTTACCGTGTTCCTAGAGTTATTGCAAATTTAGAGCCAACGGATCGTGTTGGTTTTATTACACCTAATGCTGTTAGTACTGACCAGGCGAGATATTCGGAACAACTACGAAGTGAAATACGTCTTGCTCTAGGTGGTATTGATGATTTAAGTATTACTAATGTAACTGCAACAGAAATTAAATCTGCTTATGGTCGTGTTAGTGCCACAGCTAAGAAAAAGTGTTTACAGCTTTATACGTATGGTATTTGTAAGTGCTTTGAATTAATGATTTTCCAGGAAGAACAAATCTTCCGTAAATCTCTTGCTTATCATTCAGGGATTAAATATCCTATTCCTCCAGAGAACCCTGATGATGAGATTTTATATGAGAAATATGTCAAACAAAAAGAGAGATATGAAAAGAAATTACAGGCGGCTATTGACGAGGCAGTTGAGACTAAAGAGATACCTGATGGTGTTGTTGGCTTAGCACCCGATGGTGATAGAGCTGTTAGTTGGAGATGGATGGGGCCTGTTTATGAGGATACTGCACAAGATAAATTGAACCAATCTATCTTTACTCGAAACTTACAAGAATTGGGTGTTGATAGTATAGAAGCACTGAAGTACTTATTTCCTTCTAAAACTGATGACGAAATCGCGGGCATGCTCTCCGGTTTCCCATTTAGAATGGTTGGGGAAGTACAAAGAGCGTATTCGTCTCTTATTGACTTAGTCAATCAAGAAATGAGAACGCCACATCCACAGCAACCGAATTTACCGATGGCTGCGGATCCGAGACTTGATCTCACCCCATTTTTATATAGAACCCTCGAATCCCTCCAGAAGGAAGTAACTTATGCAGGACGCTACCGTAGCGCCGACCCAATCGGCACCCCAAGTATCCCAGACCCAGCCGATCAGCTACGCGGCTCCGGTAGCGCAGCAGTCAGCGGCGCAGGCACCGGTAGTGGGAACATCTCCCCAATGGGTGGGGACCTCCCAGCCGATGGCGGCACCAATGCCACAAGCGCCAGCCCAGATGGCGGCCCAGGCTTACCAATCAACCCCTACAGCCTCGTACCCCCAGGCTACCCAGGCAGCCCCACAACAGGAGAATCCTTACAAGGAGGCGTTCAACAGGGTAGTGGGCGCCCTGAGTTCACCAGTCCAATTCCCGTTCCAGGGTCAACAGTCTCCTCAGACCCAAGCAATAGACCCGGCCAGTTACGGTTCCCAACAAACGACCCCATACGTCAATCAGGCAGCTCCGACCTATATGCCTGGGATCAACAACAACCAGGGATACTCGGACAGCTATTCCCCAACCTCGCAGGAGATAACAGTAGAGCAGCTTCAGGCAAACGGAGTAAGTAACGAGAGTATCAATGTAATTGATCATTTCGGTCCTGATACTGCTGCACTTCTTAATGATTATTCTTGTCAGCTAGAAGATGCTGTAGGTGCTACTAATTCTCAACTTGGCGAAGCTGCAGGTCTTCTTCAAGAATTGTCTCAGGAACATAAAGTTTATGAAAAAATTCTGACTGATCCTGACGTTCTTGCTGATTACACTTGTGAGTTCTTTGGTCCAAATGGTCCTTACCCTGTGCCTGAAGGACGAATTGCTCCTCAAGGACAACCAGTAGGACAGCAGTATGCTAATGCTCCTCAAGTAACTGGACAGCCTCAAGTAACTGCTCCACAGCGTCCTGAGATGCCAGTTCCTCCACAGCCTCAGCGTCCTGCAGATCCAAATGCATTCTGGAATAACTTCGGTTCAGCAGCCGATCGTAACCCTGGAGAAGCATGGAAGTATCTAAATGTCGCTCAGCAGAATCCTGAAGTCTTCCGTCAGAAGCTTCTGGTAATGGAGTGATCTAATAACTAAATGAGGGGTAGATTTCCTACCCCCTTATTCATTTCTCATAATGGCAAAAAAGAAAGGAGCAAAAGATAAAGCGGATGCATTTCTTGCTGGACTTGGTACAGCTGGAGGTGCTATTGGATCACCAGATCTAATTGGTTTTGGTGCCAGTGATATAGAGAAACAAATGATTTATGGTAATTCAGATAATTACTTTGCTCTGAGAGATCCAAATGTTAATACTTCTCCATTACCTCAAGATTTAGATTCTGCATATTTGAAGTTAAATTTACCAGGTTCTCCTCTTCCTGGTAATGGACTTTCTGCTGTTCAGAATTTAGCTGCAAGTATATTTAACCAACAACAATTTTTGGCCGAATATCAAATGACTATGGCACAAATGATGCCTCCTGCTGCATTTGAACAACTTCCTGTAGGCTATCCACCTTCTAATAAAAAATGAGCAAAGCTAAAGCCAAAAAAGCAGTTCAAAAGTCGGAAGACTATAAAAATATAATGGCGGCTCTTGCTCAAGAAGCAGAAATAGAGCAGCAAGCTTCTCAATCAGATTTACAACCAGCAGATGGATATGTTAATCCTTTAGGACGAATGGGAGTTGTACCTTCAGGGAGCTATTCTCCTTACAATATGGCTTAATTAAGCCACAAACTTAAATAAGTTGGTTGATAAA